AGAACCGTCACCAGATAAATAATCATCAAACGCAAGGTAGCCACCTGGTTCGAGTATCTTTAAACACTCGTTAAAATCATTCTTTATATCCTCAATCAGGTGACTCCCATCTACATATATTAAATTGAATTTTTTAGTATTTTTATTATAAAATTCAGAAGAAAACATTCTACGCAATGTAATCTTTTGAAAGTTTTTGCTTTTTGATATATTATTTATAAATAAATGCATGGTATCATTTCCACCCATTGAAAAGGGTGTAGTTGGGTCATCTGATATGAAAGGATCTACGCATGTCAATTCTGCATCCGGGTGATCCAGTAAATTATCTGAAAAATAAACTGCAGATGATCCTTCAAATGTCCCTATTTCTAATATTTTCCAATTTGCCATTTTACTAGCACTTTCATCTAATGCTAGCTTGATTTCACACGTTCCAAAATAATTACTTGTGAATTTATACGCCGCCATTCTATGTTAAAAATTGATTTTTTTAAGCTGGAACAAACGCCTTATTTCTCAGGACCGCCTTGGCATATACTGCACACAGGCAAAAATGGATGTGTGCCCAATCCAGGGCATCGCGCTGACCAAGTACGATCTTCATAGGGTTCTTATTCACTTCCTCGACGAGTTTAATGTGAGCTGAAGGGTCACTCATAGACTCGGCGACGTCAATCATATGAGACAGCCAATTCACGTGAACTTCATTCTTGCAATCAAATGCCTGAATAAACTTGCTGGTGATGGACATTTATTAAAGTAGTATTTTAGTTTTTAAGTCAGTTCCGTGCGACTGGTTTTTAAGCCGATCCCTTGGCACCCCCGCATGCAGCGCAAAACTCTGACTTTTTACGGAAAAACATGAACCAGATGACAAAGAGGGCAATGATCCAGAGGGTATAGTTCTGCTGCATTTATTATTCACCAAGAGATTCTTCTGAGTCTGATTGGTCTTCATCGTCCTCGTCCTCTTCATCTTCAAAATCATCCTCGTCAGTTTCCTCTTCGGTTTCCTCATCGGTTTCCTCATCCGACTCTTCATTCTCCTCGTCTGAATCTGGGACGTAATCATCGTCCGACTCCATCTTTACAAATCCATCTTCAACAGATTTAAATCCGATATTCTCTTCGTCATCAGTCTTGAGATATTCGGCAATGGTCTCGGGACAATCCTCCACTTCATAAGTATCATCCTCGTAACGCCAAATTCCATCCTCTTTGTTTTCAGATAAATATCTAATAACCAAAATAATTCCATCCTTTTCAACAACTTTAGCCAGAAGTGGGACTGGTTTGCGAGCTCCCACGTCTGTCCAGACTCGGACAAGTGACCCTGGTGTGGTCATATGTCTTGGACAGTTTAAATGTTTTTAAGTATATTTACGCGCTTAGTTCAGGGAAGCCATCAACTTGGCAAATGGGGACTTCTTTGCGCCGCGCTTCTTTGCCAGCTTAGCCTTGCGTGCACGGGTTGCCAGGAAACGGCGCATGACTGGTCCGGGTCCTGGGGTGCGCACCTTACGGGGACGACCTGGACCGCGCTTGGCGGGGTATCCCTCGAACATCTCAGTTATGTAGGCTGCGCGCTTGACGGGCAGCACGCGCACACCGCGCACGCGGGCGGCGTATGTACCGCGCTTCTTCAGGATGTTGGAGCGCTCCTTGCGGTCAAACTTGGGACGGATAGCCAGGGGAATGTCCATGAGGTTCTTCACGTACTTGGTGGAACGCTCGGTGCCGCCTGGGCTCTTGTGGTACTTTGCCTTGGGGTTATACACGACCCCACCCTTGGCAGTCTTGGAGACGTACTTGCCCTGACCGGTCATCATAATGACGCGGCGCTTGGTGTTCAGGAACCCGGTTGGCACTGCGATGCCGCGGGTGCTCACCTTGGGTCCAGCCTTGACGTGCTTGAACAGCGACTTCAGACCCAGAGTTCCTGGGCTGACCAGACGCTGCACACGGGGTCCGCGCTTCTTACCGAAATTGCTGCGGGTCTTGCGCAGGTGGGGGTTGGGGAGGTTCCAGTTCATTGTTACTAATTAGTAATAATTTAATTCAGGGATGCCATCAGCTTGGCAAATGGGCTCTTCTTGGAGGCGCGCTTCTTAGCCAGCTTTTCCTTGCGAGCCATGGTTGCCAGGTAGCGGCGCATGACTGGTCCTGGACCAGCTGGGCGCACCTTGCGAGCCTTGCCGGCGTTGCTGCGCTTCTTGCGGGCGGGGATGATCTTCATGCCAGCCAGACCGATGACGCTGCCTGGGGTCACGATGCGGCGCACCACCTTGCGTGGGCGACCGCGGGGCAGCATGATCTTCATGCCAGCCAGACCGATGGGGCTCACCTTGCGGCTCTTGCCAGCGTCGGACCGCTTCTTGCGGGCAAGCATGATCTTCATGCCAGCCAGACCGATGGCGCTGCCTGGGGTCACAATGTGACGGCGCACCTTCCGTGGGCGACCACGGGGCAGCATGATCTTCATGCCAGCCAGACCGATGGGGCTGAGCTTGGCACGGGGACCGCGCTTGGTGCCAAAGTTCTTGCGAATCTTACGGACCTTCTTCTCCAGCTCAGCCACAACCACTGGGGTGGCGGCTGGCTTAAAGGTGCGGGTAACAAACTTGCCGCCCTTGGAGCGCAGCTTGTAGTGCATCACACCTGGCTCCACCATGTGGAGGGTCTTCACCTCGGTGGCGGTCAGTGCGTGACCGAGGACATTCTTCTGACCGATGTAACGGGAAAGGGACATTTGTAATATTGTCCAACAAAAAAAATAGACGATTGAGGGAGCCTGATAAAAGAAAGGTGTCATTAAAAAGCGTTCAGCACTTCCAGCGGTTGTTGCACCCCAAGCAGGTCACGTAGGTGGTCATCGGCTCATCCGCGCTCCTGGTCTGCATCTGGTAGTAGGTCGTCTTTTTCGACTTGCATTTCCCGCACTTGAACATCCCTGCATAGTCCTCGTCCTGCTTCGCCTTGGCAGCCTCCATCGCAAGCTCCTTTGTCTTGAGCTTGAACATCGCCTGAGAGTAAAGACCATCGGGGTCCAAAACTTCTGGCGGATACCACGCCAGCTTTGTAGACTCTAGCTCCTTGCGCTGGAGCCGGCACACAAGCTGGGGCATCACATCGAGCTTCACCTTGACCCCGCCGTCCCCTGCAGTACTGAGCGATACCGCCACCATCTTGGACTTTTCCCGCTTGAATTCTGTGAGCAAATTGACAAGCTTTTGATGATAGGTTCTCCTGAAATGTTTGTTGTCCCATGCCGCCTCATCTCTCGGGAATTTCTTGAACGTCCAGTTGAGTACTGAACGCTCACAATTGCGTGCGATAACTCCCTCGCCCATGAGCTCGGCAAATTTGCCACCGGCGTAGGTGCGACACGTGTGCTGCATCTGTATGTAAGTTTGACTTTCTTTTGAGTGCCTGACCCTAGTCACTGACATGACACGAATTTTTCACCGTCTGACTTAAAAGGAGGGCGCGTATTCTGTGTAGACCAGATGTATCCGGTCGTGGTTTGTACCACGACCCGGTGTCCCGTATGGGCCCTACGTGCAAAGTGATTGTCATTGCTGCGCTGAACGCAAACTCATAAAACAATTTACATTCCAATGTTCCCGTCAGGGTATTCCTCTTTCGAAATTTCCTCACTGGATTCATCGTAAATACGGGGATTTTGTTGTTCAGAGGACTCTGTTTAGCGGGGTCCTGGGTACCTCTTTCCCGTGTGTCTTGTGTCGCAAAGCACTCGATAGAATGTCTATTCAGTGGCGTGCGCACATCGGTGACACGTGGTACAGGAGTACCGACCCGTGTCCCCCGAAATCCAGACCGACCCAAAAACAAAGACACAAATTAAAATTTCGCGACTAATAATAATGAGGTGGCTCTTGTCACTGCTTTTGGGGTTAATATTTGCCTGGATTATAGTCTCTAATGTAAATAAGATGCCACGTGTTTCTTACTATCAGGCACCCCTTGATCCAGCAGATATTGCAACGGCTGATGATTCGCTCGTCGCTGTGGGACTTGCCCAGTTTCCACAGGTGCCAAGTATCATGGACTCTATCAATAAACCCGTGAAGTACACAGGAAAGCACACCGTGGTTCAGGGGTCCCTCCCAGACCCAAATTTCACACCAATGCCCGGTATGAAGACTATGTCTCCAGGACCTGTAGCGACTCGCCCAATGTCTAGCCCTGGAACGAGCGTGGCAAGCCCAGCCGGTTTCGCAACCCCAGCACCCGCACCAGGACCCGCTACTCAGATGCCTTCCCCAGCACCCGCACCAGGTCCCGCACCTTTTGCCACCTCTAGCTCGTCGGGGTCTCCTTACCCTTCCTCGTAATTCCCAAAATATTCTCAAGCTTTGAATCTGATCTCTGCAGTGGTTTGTTTCGCTTAAGTTTCAACGTGCTCGTTTCAGTTGTTGAATTTTCGATATCATGGAGTTTCTTTTTTGAACCAGTATTTGAAACGCCTGAATTTTGAACAGTTGTCTTGACTTCTGACCCACCTATAATAGGCACGTACAACTTTTCGTGCGGCCAGTGAACGATAGGAGGTTCGACGAATCCCCCATAACTGCGGAATTCCTCGATACTCATAGTTCCCCCAAAACACTTGAGCGCCCACCGCTTAGGCGCGGGCCAACACGGCAAACTCCTCCCGTACGCCTTTTTACGCATAAGTGCGAGGTACATCTGAATCTCCCCAGAATTCGACGTATTCATGTCGAGCGCAAATGCTTTGGAACACGGCCACGAGCAGAAATTTCCCAAGCACGTAAACCTGTCGAGCTTGTCATCATATTTGATAGGCAGGTGAATGCAAGGTCGCTGTGGTAAACCGTGCATACACCACCAACAGAGGAGCAAATCCTTCGGATTTGCGTCCGTAGAATCCTGGGATACAAACTCCTTCGGACTTTGGCTCATTCACTTAAAAACCTGATAAGTCTTTAAGAATAGATGAGCCTGCTCTCAATTGACTGTGGAATTAAGAATTTAGCAATGTGTCTCATAGATCAAAAGACGAAACGGATCCAGCGGTGGGACGTGTCAGGTGTCCCACCCATGCACGTCGATGGTATTTTCGCGTGTATGGTTCGCCACTTGAATGAAAAGCCATGGATTCTCGAGGCTCAAACGGTTCTGATCGAGAAACAACCCGATCGCAACCGTGGAATGAAGGGTATTGAAAACCTCCTTCACACTTATTTTTTAGTCAAGGAAAAGCAGGTGGTTATCTGGGACGCGCGCCATAAGATCCCCGACGTGGCAGGTGCTGGAAAGGCAAAGTACGCACAAAGGAAGAAAGCGAGTATCGAGCGCGCACGCAAGTTTATTGATAATGCCACGAATGCAGATTGGATTCAATTTTTTGATTCGCACAAGAAAAAGGATGACTTGGCAGACACGGTAATGCAAGCCTTATCATATATCGATAAGCGTCCTGTTGAAACGTCCGAACCCAAAAAGGCAAAGAAACAGATGCCCAGAAAACCTACAGATAATCAAACGCGAACAAAGTACAGCAAGGCGAATTTAGCATATTTAGTCAAAATGGGTGCAAAGCAGGATGCACGTTTCAAAAAGGACTTGGCGCGTTATTACCGAGACTTGGATGAGCTCGTTATCGAGTTTGGTCTCAAATAATCATTCGCTTCTGATTTCCGATACGAATTGTGGTATCAATGTGAATAGGCTCATCGACCGTCTTGCAGAAATTCATCTCCTCGTCATCAGTCTGGGTCGACCAGATGTATGGGTAAGGGAGCTTCTCAAAGACACCCTTACGAATCAACATCCAGTTCATACCACTATAATCAACTGGTACGTACTGAGCAGCGCCTACGATATCGTCGGGGCGAAGATACTTGCCCTTTGGAAAATCTGGTGAAAACTTGCGAATAACATCAAAGTTCTGAAGCGTCTCAGTCATGTAGATACCTGCCGTCACGTTGTGTGGACTCTCCAGAATTTTGAAGAAATCCTCACTCTTGAAAACCACATCCTGACCGATCCACATGACGGCATCGTAATCCTGACCCTGGAAAGGACCCTTCTCGGGATCACCCGATACGCACAACTGACGGTTCAGGTTCTGAGCCACCATAATCTGGTGTCCACGTGCACTCGCTTGCATCATCAGTTCAGTCCACGCCAGGAGAAAATCACGGGAATACGTCTGACCGGGAAGACAGAAGATGATCTTCATTTGTACTAAAACTACGCTTGATGTCTCTATTTAGCACACATAACCTCACCAATCTTGGTCCAAGATGAATCTGGGCAATTGTCACCCTGCTTGATGATCATGGTCGCCTTCCACTGGGGTGCTGGGGCACCAGCGGCTGGTGCTGGTGCGGGTGCGGGGCTGTCAAAGTAGCTTCTGCCCTTGTAAAGCAGGACGATAACGAGAAGAGCAATCAGACCATAAATGACCAAGTTGTTCATTTTATAATCTTACAAGATATAAATGGAGGACTTTATAATCGCAGCTCTCGTTCTCGTGCTGTTTGCCGTATTTCTTTTCAAGCGTCAGAGCTTTGCTGATGCACTGGCACCTGGACCTTGTACCGTCGCCCCAGTCTCAGGTGGACGCTCGTGTTTTGTACGCCCAAAAACGAATGAAACTATGTTGTTTCCTGATAATCTAACTTGTCAACAGACGGCGTCATCATATCCAAACGCCATAAGTGCCGGGTGTGGCAAACATTATTGTTGCCAGTAATTTTTTGCTAAACTATATTAATGTGTGATGTTCTCTGGCCTTGCGGGAATGAGGCACAGGCATCTACAAGTTTTGACACAACTTTTAATTCATTAGTATCGTCGACCTCGAACTTTATTACAAAAAACAGTTCGAGTGCGAGTTCATCAGTCCTGGCTTTCCAGACAGCCGAAGTAGACATAGGCGGTGATATGAAACCAGGATGTAGTATCGATATTTCTCAGAAAATTAACATAGCGTCTCAGACGGGTGTGAATCTTGCCAAGTCTACAGTCACTGATCTTCGTGCACATATAACAAATGATCTCACAAACGCTGCAAACCAAAATGCGCAGGCAACCTCTTCAACGTTCGGCGGAGCTGCATCGACCGCCACAAACACAAGCGTGACCCAAAATATTCAGAATATTGTAAACCAGACACTCACGGACGAGACTTATGCGTCTATGACATCCGAGGTTATGGGTCAACAGAATGGTCTTGTAAAAATTAAAGGAAGCTGCTATGCTCCTATCCGTATAGATCAGAATTTCTGTGCAAATGTACTTGCGACCAATATTGTTACTCAAATTGCGGAGCAACTCGGAGGTATGGATAGTGAAACAAAAACTTCCACAACTGTAACTCAAGATTCAACTGCCAAAACCAAGGGACCGTTTGAAAGCTTTGCCAGTATGTTCGATTCTGTAGGTGGGACAATTGCAGCAATTTGCTGTATGCTTCTCATACTCATGTCATGCGCGGGTGCTGCTTTTGTTGCTTACAAATTTTTTATGTAAGTTTAAAGTCCATAAGCAGCCAATGGAATGACGGGTGGAGCCACAGGCTTGCCTTTTCCTCCGAAAATAAGCATTGCGATTACGATAATAAATATTAAAAATAAGAAACTGAATGAAATACTCAAAATACCACCCCCAACAGCTAATGCAGCTTTTGTATTATCTGCTGAGACCGCTGTAGTTGTTTGCTGTACCGTCGCCGGTGCGGTCACCGGTGCAGGTGAAGTGTAAGAGACGGGTCCGCCAGTTGACCCAATTCCCACTGGTGTATTACTCGTAACAGTCTGACTGAGACCTCCCCCGGGAGTTCCAGTAGTAGCTACTTGAGTACTCGATGCTCCTGGAGATGTAACAGCAGCAAGGGTTCCACCCCCTGGGGCATTTGCGTTCGCCTGAACAGCCTGTATATTCTGGAAACCCTGGTTCGAAGGTGGGGGAGCTGACGGATCCCGTGGAACAGTTCCGCCGATGCCGATGGTCGTTGAGCAATTTTGATTAATAGTTGCACCGGGTGCAACGCTTCCACCCACTTTAACGCTCTGAAGGCACAGTGAAATAGATGAATCGCATCTAAGTTGAGTGAGTGGGCTTGGTGGAAGATATACAGATGTCGCACTTGTCGCTGCACTCACACACGCCCCGACCGCACAGTTAGGGGTGATGTACGATTTGAGAGTAGCAATCTGGGGTGCAAATATGGCGGGTGCCACTGCAAAAGATGATGCAAGGTTGTTAATGTCCGTGCATGCACCTGTTGTATTTCCTTGACACGCGGTGAATATATTTGTACCAAATTTATTGGCATTGAAACAGTCACAATGGGAAGACCCTGAATTTCTTGTACAAAAATCTAATATAATAGATTCAGCGGTATGCCGACAATCATCCCCTATATCCAGAGAATTTTGAAGCGCCCAACTGTTGATAATCGTCCGCACAGAATCATTATCAGCCCATCCATTTGGATTTTGTACAGCACAATAATTTATAATCATAGCTTGTGCAGCTTGTTTTCCCCCTACAGAACTTCCAACTGAAGATTGCCCCGATGCAACTTGCATAACAATTTGAAAATATTCGCTATTATTTGCCCATTGCCCAGTTGGGTTTTCTAGTTGAATTCGAATAACTTGTTGAAGGTCATAATCGTGTGTAGTATTTGTGTAAAATCCAACACATGGACCGCTTTTCAAATTTGCGTAATTTTTAGCATCGCACCATGCTTTCTGTATGGTTGTCAAATCAGATGCTCCCGTTCCAGTGAATGCGCTTATAGCTTGTTGATCAAAAGGATTTGTAATACTTGAATAAGTACACTGGAGCCGGACGCCGCTCACATTGTTAATACCTTGAGCCGCTCCTCCTGTTGCGGACGTATATTTTCCGCTTGCAACACGTCCGATATTTGTTGGACACTTACTTGTTGGATTTGGTGCGACGCACACCTTTCCGGCAGCGCTTATCGGAGGGGGGTCCCACGCCACTCTTTGTTTTCGTTCATAGCACAGTGAATTATATGTTCCAACATCTTGGTATCCATTATCGCATGTACTATTGTGATTACATGTCTCTTTCACATCAAACGCAACTCCCGGACCAGATGCCATATATGTTGTTGTGTAAGTCCCGGTTATGGTACCTTGTGGTACTTTACATACACCACCTTGGTTTGTCATTGGCTCGCAACATGAGGGCGCCGGGCATCCACCTGGCGGGCTCGGCACGGGCTGATTTTCACCAATGCACCCAGATGAACCAGGACATTCACAAGTATAATATGCACCCCAATCTGGATAATCTGGGTCATACTCACCTGGATGCCATACTGAAGTTAACCCAGGACAACACTGATCTCCCTGTTGACCCGGTCCTGCGCACGGAGGAGGTTGATATTCCTGTGGCGGTGGAGGCGGCGGTGGAGGCGGTCCTATATCACCGCAGAACGTCTGCCCTTCTTCACGCCAGCACGTCTGACCTGGAGGCGGACCCGCCGGTTCCGGTTCCTGATAACTGTATGAGTAATCTGGTTGCCAGCCCCAATCATTCCCTCCTCCGTAATCCCAGCCTTCAGCCATCTACAATATAAAAAGATTTTTACTTGAATAGACATGGTGACTCGTACAAAAATTCAGAGAGCTCTTTACGATTGGGACGGGCGAAAGTACCTGGAACTTGAAGGAATTGGACGAGTCAAGGTTCCGTATCGTTACGGGCGAATCATGTGTAAAGTTCTGGGAGACAAAACCGTTCAGGAAATGGAAGTGGGTCTTACCGTCGAGGTTCACATAGAAACCAAAATGTGGGACTGCGTCCCATACAAAGTACTCTATTCCATAACCGAGAAGGTTTAAAGTCTGTACAAGTGAATAGGGTATGGGATCCCTGACCCGTCAGGGATTTTCAATTTTAGTTCAAAATTCATCTGATATTAAAAAGGAACTAACTGTAAGACCTATCGAGAATGCACTGGGGATTCAATCACCCTCCTTCAAGGTATTTCGCGTCGGAAAAGATGGTTCCATTTTGGTCCCAAAGTATTACGGTTGCGAGCGGTTCGGGACGCCCACCACCGACTCACGTCGTGTTCCTGCTGATGCTCTCGGGATCAATTTTGGTGGGAAATTGCGAGAAGCGACGCGACAGCCAGAAGCTCTCGATGCAGGAGTCAGAGCCTTTCGTGAAAAAGGCGGGGGGGTTCTCTCACTCCCGTGCGGCTACGGAAAAACTACGGTCGCCTTGGCTCTCTCGGCACAACTAAAAGTCAGGACCATGATTGTGGTCCATAAGGAATTCCTAGCAAACCAGTGGGTCGATAAAATTAAGGAGTTTTGTCCAGGTGCAAGTATCGGACGTGTCCAGGGCGACGTGTTTGACATCGAAAAGGATTTCGTCATTGCTTTGATTCAGACCATGTGTATGCGTGAGTTTGAATCTAAAGTGTTTGACTCGGTCGGTCTCTTGATCGTTGATGAGGCTCACCACATAGGAGCTCCCGCCTTTTCACAATTTATGTTCAAAATTTGTCCAAGGTTTACGCTTGGACTTACAGCTACACCAGAACGGAAGGATGGACTTACACGGCTTCTGTACTGGTTTCTCGGTCCCGAGTTCTTCCGCGTCGAGCGGGTCAATCAAGGGACTACGAAGGTTCGAACACTGAAATACGCGTGTGATGCCTTCAAAGAGGCTCCGCCCGTAACGCGCTTTGGAAAGATTAACATGGCTGGTATGAGTACCCTCTTGACTGAACTCGAGGACAGGAACGTACTCATCATCAACACGGTTCACGAAGCGCTGAAAGAAAATAGGCGTGTACTTGTACTGTCTGATAGGCGTGAACATTGCTTTGACTTACTTAACAAAATTGGCTCTAAGGCTGGCTTGTACATTGGAGGCATGAAAGAGTCTGATTTGAACGAATCTGCTAAGAAACAGGTGGTCATTGCAACCTTTCAACTTGCACACGAGGGTCTAGATATTCCCGTACTTGATACGGTCATCTTAGCAACCCCGCGGTCTGATATCAAGCAGTCCATAGGACGAATTATGAGAGAAACCAAAGGAAAATTGAACGATCCTTTGATTTTTGATATTGCTGACCAGTGGTCTGTATTTTTTAGCATGTACAACAAGAGACTCAAGGTTTATAGGGAAGGGGGATTTGAAATAGTCGGTGAAGAAAAGCCTGTTGTTAAAACTGGAAAATGTATGTTCTTACTGTAGCATTAAAGTGAAAAGTTCAGCCATTGCAAATGGATTTCCAGTTGATGCCCATGATATTCCAACTATCAAAACTATAATAATACAAATTATCAAAAGAATAATTGCCCACACGGGCATACCTCCTTCTTCCTGGACTGGGGCTGGGCATGGGTTGGCACATGCTGCATTATTTGGCGGACATCCAGGATCTACCTGAGGAGGACATGAACAATATTTACACACGAGTTGAGCAGGAGCTGGCGCAGGTCCCGGCACTGGTGCTGGAGCTGACATCTTTATATTACTTGCGCAGAGAATCTATGAAACCCATTATAAACACCCCAGCTACGAAAAACATGACAATGTAATTACATTCTGTGTTATCCATAACTGGTTTTTGAATGGGTGGGAGATCCTTTTTATAGACAGGTGGCTTGGGTGACCACTCATCATCAATTGGCGCGTACGCCAATCCCATTACTTATTACAAATAATTTATTTGGACTTCTCGACGGGAGAACAAAGTTCTCCCTAGATCGACACCTCCTTCTTCTTAGCTTTGGGACCGCGCTTTTTCTTGTCTGAGCTGAGGCTCACCTCGCGGGTGTCGGGGTCGCCGCCTGCATCGATCGAGACAATGTCTGAAACTGACTCGTCGTCGCCACCGTGGTTACCTGCGCGAGTCATCATAGCTGGGGGAGGACCCATCATACCCATCAGGGAGCCAAAATCCATACCTGGACCCTTCATGTCGCGACGCCCACCATCGTTCACAGGGGAGCCGAAACCAGTAGACTGCTGAGGTTGGCTGCGCTGAACAGCGTCGACCATGTTACGCATCAGGTCTGGGTTCTGCTTCATAACCTGGGAGACGTTGGGCACAGCCGCCTTGAACATAGAGTTGGTCAGGTGGAACATCATTGCTGAACCACCAACCATAAACACGAGCTTCACCTCGGGTGCTACGTTCACCTTAGTCTTGTACTTGTTGTACAGCTCCTCAAATACTCCGTCGTAGTCCTCGACATTCTCCATCATATTCTGGGACCAACCATTCAGCTCCAGGTCAAATGGGTCAAACTTATCGTTCAGGAACTCCAGACCGGTGACACAGGCAACCAGCATGCGACGCTGAAACTTGATAGACCGATCAACCTCAATGCCGTACATCATACGCTTAAACTCTGTGCGAACCTCCTCGATGTCGCTATAGATGGTGAGGCGGGCACTGGATGCAATCCCCTTCTTGATCAGGCGGCTAATTTTGTTCAGCAGATCCGCCTTCTCGTCCTCGATCGTCTTGTACCCCTCAGACGGGGTCTGTGCAGCGCTGTTGTACTGTTGCTGCTCATACTCCTCACCCTCCTCCTCTTCCTCGCCACCGTCATACTCCTCCACAGGGGGAGGTGCAGGCGCCGTACGCTTACCTGGATTCATAAACATATCCAGACCCTCATCTGGAGCAGCATGTGCAACGCCTGCCACACGCTTCGAAAAAGGGCTCGGGCGTGCAGGCTTGGCTTTCAGGGGAACTCGCTTCTCAGCAGGCTGAATAGAAATTTCATCCAACAGAGCCGCCTCATCATCGTTCAAATTCATAGTTTGTCCACCACCCGACTCAAAAGATACCTCAGCCATCCTGATACTTTTAGAGAAAGTATGTCAGTTGCCTTTAACGCAGAATTTAGTAAGTTTAATTTCCGTTTAAAATTAGGGTCCAACTCAGGAGAGGTTGGTCTGGACGTGAAAATAATATTCACAAAATACAAATGAAGATCAAGTTTGGAAAAATGTTCATCCACGCCGTCATCGTTGGTCTGCTCGTGGCTATCCTGGTCCTGGTCATCCAGGGTGGCAAGAGTGGCTACGAGCCCTCCCCCCTGGTCGTGAACGCCGGTCCAGCCGCCCGCCAGACCAATGGCGACATCTTTGCCCTGAAGGACCGTTTGGACTGTGTGCCAGGACCCTCCGAGTCTTCGGACTACTATACCGTGGGTCTGACCCCAGGTGGGCTGTGCGGTGGCTCAGCCATGGTCCGTGACCAGATGCGCGACTACACTATCGCAGACGGCGTCGGCGGTTCTCTGCTGGAAAAATAAGCTACGTATAAAATAATGAATACTCCTTGTGAGCAATACGAAACATACACTGTAAAAGTGGATTCTCGTGGTGCTCCTGCAAACAATTCGTTTGTTGGATATATCGATATCCCATTACGAAATGTAGTAAAGGTTGAATTGCTTTCTGCAAATATGGATTCTAATTTAGCAGCTACCCCCTCGTTATATCTTTACATAAACGAGCTCGTGTCCAAGTTTAACGACAAAGCTTCTATACAGACTGCCATCACAACTTTTAGCAGTAACACACAGACGCGTCCAGTCACTTCAAATATAGGACCAAATCCAACGAATACAACATCTAACGTTTCTCAGCTCCGTACATCCCTCGCATGTATTCCCACAGAGCAAGTTAATCCAAGAACTATTTTTACAGTTTCAGCTTACTGGAACACAGAAGTTGAATTTATTGAACCAATTCGTCAGGTTCAGTATCTAACAGTTTCAATTTTCAAAGAGAATGGAGATCTTGCATCTCTTTCAGGAACAACGTTTTTGACTCTCCGATTCACGTGTGCAAAGAGAAACACGTGCCTTTACTGAGAATAAATGCTCAGCAATTACTAGATGGACTACATAGTCTATGCTGATTCCAATAATAGGAATCAGACCCTTTTCCCAAATTCAAATTCATATACTCTGTACATGACGACCCCCATTCAGAATATCACCACGGTGGAGGTTCTCTCGGCAATGTTGCCGAACGTGTACAGCTCACAGTATCTGACTTTGGATATCGCCGAACTCCGGACACCCCGGATGCTCATTGCTGACGCTCTCACAATTGCTGAAACCTACTCGACCAACAGTGGGAACACGTCAGCTATTCACAATATATCCGTCCCGACCGCAAACGCTTTTTATGGCTCATTTGCTGTTATTCCAGTGAAGACATCTACAAATGCTTTTGGAAACGTTTACTCTGCATCAAATGTGGTGAACAATAGTGAATTTTATGGTGCAAATTATCGGATCGTCCAGGAGTTTCCATCGCGCATAGATAAGCTTGACAGGTTGACCATCACATGGCGTCAGCCGAATAACGGGAACGTATTTGTTGATAATAATTTTGTTCCAGCTATTGATCTTGGACGCAACATGTTCATCCTACGTTTCACGACTGTTCGCGTTCCCGATGGAGACCCTACTAGACCACCCAGTCTCCCTCAACCCGTCTCGTGGGATTCAGGGAGCGATGACCAAAAGAAACAGCTGTTAATCATTGCAGGAATTGCGCTGTTTGGTTTACTCATTATAATCTCAGTAAAAGCTAGATAGATATGTGTGACAGTGCCGGTTCTAAAACTATTAACAATCCCATAAATGTCACGGTTTACATGGAAGACGGAGGCGGCGGTGGTGGAACGACTGGAGACGGGAGTGCCCTTTATAATTTAAACGCTTCTAATATCAATTTCGGTCACGTGAATAGCTCCCTTATTTACGGGAATACTCTTAGTAACATTAATGCCTCAAATATTGTTGGAACGGTGCCTTTGAATGTGTTTGGAAATACCCTGAGTAACCTGAACGCCTCTAACCTCGCGTTCGGAATTGTTAATAGCGCCCTTATTTACGGGAACACTCTGAGTAACATTAGTGCCTCAAACATTACGGGTCTTATGACCGTATCGGGAAATACTTTGAGTAACCTGAACGCCTCAAACCTTGCTTTCGGGATTGTCAATAGCACCCTTATTTATGGGAACACCCTAAGCAACCTTCAGTTTTCGAATGTTACGGGACTTTTACCAAATACCATCAGCAATATCAACGCCTCAAACCTTGCTTTCGGGATTGTTAATAGCGCCCTTATTTACGGGAATACCTTGAGTAACCTCCAGTTTTCGAACGTTACGGGACTTCTCCCGAATACCATCAGCAATATCAACGCCTCAAACCTTGCTTTCGGGATTGTTAATAGCGCCCTTATTTACGGGAACACTTTAAGTAACATAAACTCTTCAAATATTATTCAACCTTTTACGTCTCTCAGTGTTAGCGGGTCAACAACACTGAGTGGTCCTGTAATCAGTTCAAATACTTCCAATTTTGCCAACTTATTTGTTTCAAATTTAACAGTCACTGGAAACTTTATAGTTACGGCAACCAACACAACGGTCACAAACTCTCTTTCAATTACGAATCAAGGAACAACGACGGCACTCTATGTGAACCAGAATGAGTTTCCAAACATGACCTATAATGTCGCCGAATTCTGGGACCATACCCAACTCGCCATGGTGATCGACGGGTACGGGAATGTAGCTGTCCATACGGCAAGTAGTCCTGGGTACGCTTTTACAGTAGTTCAGGGGGCTTCTATAGATAATCTCAGTGTTTCTACAGCTAGCGGAGGAACAATCACAGCCTCTACGGGATTCACGGGAGCTGCCTTCACGGGTGGGACCTTCCAGGGGTCGACCATGAGCGGGACAACCATCACAGCCTCCACGGGGTTCACGGGAGCTGCCTTCACGGGAGGGACTTTTAGGGGTACGACCATCACAGCCTCCACGGGATTCACGGGAGCCGCCTTTACGGGAGGAACCTTCCAAGGGTCGACCATGAGCGGGACAACAATCACAGCCTCCACGGGATTCACGGGAGCTGCCTATACCGGAGGAACTTTTCAGGGTTCCACACTAAGTGGGACCACGATCACAGCCTCTACGGGGTTCACGGGAAGTGCCTTCACGGGAGGAACTTTCCAGGGTTCCACACTAAGTGGTACGACAATAACAGCATCTACGGG